AGTCAATATTATATTAGAACCATGTACAGTTCCTGCTGGTGTTATCTTGAATTTATGTACTACACCTGCACCTGTATCAATGATAAAAGCCGCTTCCGTGGAGTTGTTAAAACCAACATCCCAAGCGACAATAGTGTCTGTGTATTTTGTTCTTGCACCTGCGCCCACAAAAGTAAATGTAGCAACTGTTTGGCTAGTAGCGCCAGTTATGTTTATGGGAGAACTGTATCCAATAGTACCGCCACTTGAAAATGATGAAATTAAATCTGCTTGTAATTCTGTATCTGCCATTAAAGTGTTGGCTTGGAATTCGCCTTGTATGGAAGCATCACCAACGGTTACATCACCAGTTGCTGTTGCAGTTACTGCTTGTTCACGAAACAGATCAACCATCTCATTAGTTTTATCAAACCAATTCTGAAACGTCTGGGTTGTCGTGATGTTTTGTATATTTGATTTTGCCATTCTATTTCTCTATCTGATCTAATCTATCACAAACTTGCACTAGAAGCTGTTTGATTGAATTTACTTCATTACTTAACTTCGTAACTTTCGTGTGAAGCGCTCTTTCTTGTTTATATTTATTCAAAGCGGCAACATCAGTATTCAGTACCGCTTTAGAATCTCTATGTCGTATATACGAATTCATTATGTTAGAGCCAACGCTCTGTAGTCTCTTACAAATGGTGATTTACTTATGTCTGGTGTCAGAAGTTCAATTTTAATTGCAAACTTTCTATAACCTACAAAAGTACCAGAGCCACTTGTATATTCTAACATTCCGCTAGAGTCTTTATTTGCATCAGCAAGTTCAAACTTAAATTCACGGAAGTCATTATCATTTGTATCTGAACAATATACGCCAACACCTTCTGTCAATTCAAGTTCCAACCAAGGGATTGAGTTGAACGGTGCGTTATCATAAACGTTCTGTGGTTTGATATACACTTTGATGTCTGAGCCAAATGGTCGGTAGCCTGTTAGATATACTTGCATGTCTTCTGCATCTAAATCTTCTGCTAATTCGATTGTTCTCGAAATGTACTTAGATGTAGTATCTGATACATTAGTAGCTTTGTATTGATAAGCCAATATTGTAGCAGTCTCTAGGTCAACAATAGGCGTAGATGTTGTGTTAGAATCGTTTGTCATACTTACTGTAATGTCGAAAGGTTTAGTACCATCGATATTATTTGACTTACTATACAGAACAACACCTTTGCGGTTAAACGCATTGTTAGCACCAAATTTCATTGGCATGTAGTATGAAGTCAACACATTACTTGGATCGGTAAATACACCACTCAATTTTGTTGTAGTAATTGAGTCATTTGTTTTCATAATAAGTGGCTGTATGTAGCTAAGATTGATGTTATCAATAGTTCCAATTGTACCTTCTGTACCACTTTCGAACCCTACGATAGTTGTGTTTGCTGTAAATGTTTTTGAACTTGACGCCGAACTTCCACTTAGGAACATCTGCGAACGCTCAAGTTTGTTGTAGTGTGATATTCTTCCAACAACAATAGATTTACATGTACCTGCACCAACTGTGAAGTCCACTGGACGTTCAACAGTAAGTTGTATGGCTGAGTCCACAGTTACAACTTCAAAAATGTCAGACCTAGTACCACCTGCGTTAGTAATCAATATTTTATCACCAGCAGCGAAACTGTCATTAAGTCCTGTACCTGTGATTACGTTCGTGTTGATAGGCATACCAATGTTTCCAGAAGTAGCGCCAGTAAATGCTTTTTCTTCATACACTTCTTCACCTGAGTTAAATCTACCATTCCAATCAGCTAGTGTAAGGAATTCGTGACCATCATTAGTCAGCGTAACTGAACCTGTATCCGCGTTAAAGTCATGACGGTAAAGAGTAAATTTCAAGTCTTCATCTTGATATGATTTCCACGCTCTGTTGTTTGTAGATGAGAATAGAACACCATCACCCCAATCTTGTACAACTGATTGCCCTTGTGTAGCTCCTGGTGTCAGATCAAGCCCACCAACTTTAGATGTGAATACTAGATAGTTTGGATCGTTTGCGTCTGGCATAATCACAACTGCGTATTCTTTCTCAACGTCCAATCTAATTGGTGCGTCAAAGTCAACGGTTGTCACAGCCGAAGCGTTATCACTAGTGTTAATTTGCGATGAGTTTAGGTGTACTTTTGAGAAAGGTAATACTTGCGATGCAGGGTATCCATTAACAACCTCACGCAACATAACTGTAGCACCGTTAATATCACTCTTACGTTTAAAGTATAAATCAATTTTAGATGCAAATACTGTATTTGAACCACGACCCATACCCTTTTTAACAAAGAATGTTTGTGCAAGTGGGTCAATAGTAACAGTTCTAGCTGGTAGTGTTCTTGTAGTTACTTCTGTGCCAGTGTCAGTATCTGGTATTCTTGTGGAAGTTGTCAAAGCACTCTTCTCAACTGATATATTATATGCGTGATACTCTAAATCAATCTTAGATGTAGACGATGATTCAATGCTTGAATATTGATCTACGTCAACAACTGTCATAGTTCTGTCACCAACATAGAATGTTCCATCTGGCAAGTCAAATACTGCACGAAGCTTACCATTAGAATCTGTACTAACAGCCGCGCCTTTTGCACCGTTACGTCTCACTCTTCTACTTGTATCAGCATTTGTACCTGGTCGTACATATTCGTTTGCATCCACACCATCAAAGAAGAAATAGTGACGTGTGTTTGGACGTAACCCTGATGCAAAAATGCCGATTGAACGACTACGCATGAATGGTTGGAACTCAAAGTTAGAAACAAAGTCGCCTACTGACTGTTGAGAATTTGCTTCATTAACACTTAATGCAGTTGTAGAAGTTGTAGTAGTATCTTGAATGTTCCATTGACGTCCACCAAGATGCGTCATAGCTCTGGTTGTACGATTGAAGTTTTGTATTGTCATAGGAATAAAGTTTTGTAGATTTTGCACAAAATCAGTGAAAGGCGTTACCAAATCAATATCAAGTGTGACTGGATTTGTTACTGTATCTTGAGCCATATCATGACTTGGTGACAATGAACCAACACCATCGTATTTCCAGAAGTTAGACACGCAGTTTCTAAAGTTAGTCGCATATGGCTGACCAATTAGTTTTGTGTTCGCATTTCTACTTAGAGACGCTACTTCTGGATCATCTGTAGTTGGGAATATAGTTGCACCTGTTGACGTTTTCAAGATCAAGTCTAGTGGGAACGTGTTGAGTGCTGGTGTAAGCATTTTTGTATCTGAATGGATAGCCGCTTGGAAGTCTGGATTGTCTAATGCAGATATGCTTGTATCATTGAAAGGATCAACAATAAAACCATTCTTAAATCTTGATAAACCATTCTGATCTACCACATTTAAGTTTTGTGTACTTTGTTCTAATTGATTTAAGCTGATGTAGTATTCCATAGCATCAAGCTTCTTTTCTAGCTTGGCGATATCACGCATGGTGTAGTTTTTAACACCTGACGCTTTAGTTGTGCAAGCATAGTAAGGCTTCTGTCTATCAGACGCTTCTTGTGGTGACAATACAGGAAATCCTGGTATAGTAACCTGTGAAATGACAAGTTGATCAGAACCAACTTTAGGTGGTACTGGACGCTCATCTTCTTCACCTTTGACTATAGCAGATTTGCCATATGAATCAATGGTAACTACGTCAATTCTGGATAAGTAATGCTCGACGTCATGATTAACGTTGCCATTTAACATTGGGAATACATGACCCGAAGAACCTGCAAACGATGGTTGTGTGCCACCAACAGTCGATGTAACTACTGAAGCCGCACCTTCTGTTAATGCTGAGTAACTTGCTCCAGCACCTAAGTCTGCGTATGGTCTAAAGTCAAGACATTCTCTCAAGTGATAAACTGTACCACTTGTTGAAATATATGTTGGGATGTCATATGATCTGATTTTACCCGTAGGTAGTAATTCAGACGTATCGTCAATAGGATAACTGTTTATAGCAAAAAAGTTAATACCTGTTGAGTTGTTTATTTTAAATACTTTTAACTTAACTGTCAACGTGCCACTTGTAGGCTTTGTTCTTCCAGCAATAACTTCCATATATGAAACATCATAGAAGTTGTCTTGTTGGTTTGTTACCAATCTAAAGCAATCTGTAAAGTCGTTACCAAGGCTGTCTTCAACACTGATAATTTCGCAAACGTCTGGGAAACCTAAACTATACTGCGATTGACCGTTGTTCCATACTGTTTTGATGAATGGTTCAACTATTAGCTTGTTGTAAGGTGTTGTGTCTGTAATTCTTTTGTTATACCAAACATCCGCTGATGGGTCTGAACCTGGCGATAAGTTAATAGTAAGAACTGAATTGTTTAGACTTGTTGAATAGCTAGTCACAGGAATTAAAGTGTTTGATGCGTCCACAACAACAATATTGCTATTGTCACATGCAAAATCATCACCTGGTTGCGCGTTAATAGTAATAAGATCGTTCGTTACTGTCACGCCGCTTGTTATGCGTACTGGAACTGTAATGTCTGTAACTTCTTTCAAACTTCTTACACCAGTATTGAATACCATAGGGGCAACTTTAGAATCTTTTATCTTAGAGTTTGCCGCAATAGAAATCGAACCACCAGTAGATACAATACGTTCAACATCAGCAAATGTCTTAGTTGCATCTGTGATACTAACACCAAAGATATATAATCTGGTTGGTGTAAAGTTCTTGACAAATGCTGAACCAATTTGCGTTCCGTTTGGTAATTGTAGTTCTACCGATGTATAGTCTAATGAAATTGTTCCATTTACTGATGTAATGTCAACATAAGAACCGTAGTCAAGTGAGGTAGCTTGGTTTTCTTGGATATTTGTCGATCCGATATTATCTATAGTCACATCCATGTTGCCACGATTTTCTACTCTATAACCTTTGACATACGCTGAACCTTTGCCAACCAATACCTTTAAGTCTGTACCACGACGTTCTGTGGTTACTTTAAAGTTTTCAACAATATAGTCTCCGCTTTCTTCATAAGTTCTCTTTGCCAATTCTTCTGCAATTGAGTTAAACTGTGCAACGTCTCTTAGAGAAACGGCAGAACCATTTTGATAACGAATTAAGGTAAAGAAGTTTGCGTCTACATCTGCAACAGCCGTTGATTTGGCAACCAATGAAGGAACCATTTTAAGTCTATCAGCACCTGGAGCGTTTTCGTTTGTACTTCCGTTAGCGTTATCAAAGAGAGTATTGTCTTGTAACGATGAAATTAAACTTTCTGCAACTTCATAACCAACTGATATTTCATCTGGCTGATCATTGTATTTTGAAACGACTAATGTTTGCTCACCTGCAAATAAGAAGTGACCTTTTTGAAAAATAACACCTGCCGCTGATTGGATACCAAAAGATTTTCCTGTAGGAGCTGGAAGCTGTGTTACGTTGATTGTTTCAACATTAAGATCAGTTTGAATTATCGTAGAACCGTCATACTTGTATCTATTAATTGTAAGTTCTTCACCGCCAATAAATGCCTTATATCCATCTGCTTCGTTTGTGTTTAAGTAGTTGATATAAAATGTATTCAAGTTTGGTGGTCGTGTTTCAAAACCTCTGTCTGTGGTAATGATAGAAGCTTTAAGACCAGTAATCGCACCTTCTATTTCATACTTTGTATCGACTTCTTTAGAAACGCCACTAATAATTTCATCTGCCGTTTCTGGTTTATACAAATCTGGGTCAAAATCAGTCTTGTCAGTCAACTTAACGTACTGCAATCCGTTTAGGTTTGTAAAGTTACAACCCTTGATGATACTACCTTCTTGATAGATGTTATCGCCAAACTGTTCCACTTGATTTTGCAGAATAGTCTGCAATTGTGTCAGTTCTCTTGCTTGTACCGCATATGCTGGCTTAAACAGAATCTTATAGAACTGCTTTTCTAAGCCAAAGTCATCGAAGTACGGGGCGATGTTTAGATTTGTATTAATAGGCATATGTAAGGTTCCTTAAAATTCTAATACTAATTTGTATTCTTCTCTTGAAGTGTAGGTTCTCGCAAGAGGGACAAAATCTTCCATGAAGTAAACTTCGCCACTGCGTTGTATGTAATCAGACTCGACTGCGTTATTAGCTTGTGGACTATTTATGACAATTTGTTGACCCTGAGTATTTATTAGATTGATTGAATAGTCGAGAGATGTGTCATTGTTTGCACCATTTTGGTACGGTCCCATGTAGCCAGATAAGTATACAGTATTTGCAACTTCATCTACTTCATGTACCGTTGCTTCAAATGTAACTTCGTTATCATTATTAACTTGTTTTAATACTGTATTTACAGTCGCAAAATTAAACTGATCTGTGATTATTTCAATTCTGTTATCAAACACTAATGGAGTGTTTGCGGTGTTTGCCGAGGCACTTACAAAGTCTGGATTTTTTACAATTCCAAGATAGTCGTAAGTGTTGGTTGCACCAATTTTATTATTATTAGCTTCTGTGATATAACCGTAAAGAAGAATGTGACGACAATGCATTTCATCAATCATGTTGTACGCATGTCCACCAAATGGTGAAAGAACTGGTCTTAGTATTGTTCTTACGTCAATTGAGTTTGGGTCTTCTGGGTCAAAGTCATATATAGGATCGGTTATAGTAGCTTTCACATTTGTATAACCAGAACCTTGATTTAATATTAGCAACGAGGAAATGTTTCCGTCAATTACATTCGGAAGTGCTGATGCACCAGTACCATCGCCTGTTATAACACAAGAAGGTACAATTCTAAATGTAGAACCATTCAACACGCCATCTGTTAGAGGTGAACCCGACACTTTAAGTTTACCGTATTGTATTCCTGGTTCAAAATAATATGTATCAATAACGTAAAGGTTTGAAGGTCCGCCATCTGGGTTAGTCAAGTAAATAGACATTCCAGAATAAAAGTTTGTTATTTGATTTATGTCATTTGCTCTTACTGTAAGAGTTCCATCATTACCAGGAGCCGCCATAAGGAAACAACTGATAGTTGGATAGCCAGCATTGTCAACAGGATTTTCAACAAAAACATCAC